GATATTGGATATATTGAAGATTCTGGGTTTACTGATGATAGAGCTAAAATCGTTGTTCACGATGAAACTGGAACTACTGTAAGAACACTATTTACTACACGCTCTGTAATGGTAAATGCTACAATGTTACAAGCAGGTTCTACAAACTTAGTATTTGCAAAGGAAACAGCAGATAGATTCTATCAACTATACAAATACAACGGTATTGTAAACGGATTTCACCAAGAAATGTTCTTTGGTATTGGGAATATTACCCCAAAAACAGAAGTAAAATGGGGTGCAAATGCTGTCGTTAAAACTCCATTTGAATTTGAAGCATTAAAAAATGATAATGTTGTTTCTATTGGAGCTTCTGCTTATGGAGCATTCTGTTCAGCTTCTGCAAGTTCCACAACTATCACAATTCCAGCAGGTGAAATTTACACAATTGTAAATACATCTGTAACAGCAAGCTAAAAGAATATTTTATAATTTTATGAATAAAGGCAATTCTTATGAAAAAAGCACAAAAAAGAACTATAGAAGTTCAAGACAATATCTATGATATACATAAATACACATTGCGTAAAGCAAGTTTTAAATATCATACCTTAAAAGCTAAACAAATAATTTCTAGATATGAGGAATTTTCAAAACCTTATGTCGAAAAGGAACAATTGGAAATTCAAAAACTCTATTCTGTAAATCCAGAGATGTTTGAAGGAATTAGCCAAGACGATATTGAGCAATCTACCACGATTTATCTTAAAAAGATAAAAGAATTACTCAAAAATCCCGAATTAGCAATTGTGGCTTCTAAATTAGAAAAAAATAATGATGAAGCAACGGAAGTATTCTTATTAACAGATGATAATGCTAAACAAATTTGTGATATCCTGTTTGAAGACTGCGATGTAAATCACAGTGACGAACATTTAGACAGTTTATCCTTTAAAGAGTTTAGACATTATGTTGAATTTGTTAAGGAGTGCTTCCGTTTTTTTTTAAAGCTTTATCAGACATTCAGAAAGATTGTTTAATATGGCAAGAAGTATTTAACAACCCTGATTACAATCTTGAAATAGATTTAAGCTTTATCAAATTACCGAACGAATATTATCTATTAGGTGAAAATAATATTCCTGAAAGGTTTGAATTTGACTCTGTTGAATTACAGAACGAGATAATGATTAATTATCTTGCTAAACATTACTCGACTACAAGTCATTATATAGTAAATCATTACTCAATTATTGATTTTTACAAAATTTCAGGAATAAATAAATTCAATTCTTATCTGGATAGAGAAGCACAAAAACTATATTCTGAAAAGTATAAAAATAATAAATAATGCAAGATACCACAAAAACAAAAATTCGAAAATTTATAGATATGAGGCACAAAAATCAAAGTGATTTTATGTTAACAGACAATATTCTATTCTCAAAACTTGCATTATCAAAGCCTTTTATAAACGGAATTGATGCAATTCATCCTTATAAAGTGATATTTGATATTGGTGAGGACGACAATATGTATTTACAAGGATTTCGTCAAGGATTGTTATTTGATAGCCGATATGCTTGATATTAAAGTTATCACAAATTTTGATGTAATTATTCCATTAATACCTGAAGATCTTAAATTATCTGAAAATGCCTTTAATAAACTTGCAGAAGCCATTAAAGATAATATTAAAGGTAAAGCTCCTGTAAAGACTGGCACATTAAGAGATTCAATTCAGAGTTTAGCTACACCCAATCTTGCAACTGTTTGGAGCGAATTATTTTATGCACCTTTAGTGAACTTTGGTACAAAACCACATGATATATTTCCACAAAATGCACAATCATTAAGTTGGTTATCAGGTGGTAATCAAATATTTGCTAAACATGTTTCACACCCAGGCACAAAATCAAATCCATTTTTTTTAACTCAAAGTGGAAATATTAATAAAGATACAGAAGAAATTGTTCAAAAAACACTGAATGATATGACTTTTGAGGAATTGTTTCAGCAAAGCAAGTAATCTACACATCACCCCTACATTATGGCAAATCCAACTATCAAAGTTGATATAACAAGCTCTTTAGATAATAAAGGCACAAAAGAGTTAAGAAATGAACTCAAAATTGTCCGTGAAGAAATGGACAAGATGCGTAATTCAGGGCAATCTGGCAGTGATGCATTCAATCAGCTAAAAAATAGGGCTGGTGAGCTTACAAATGCTTTAAAAGGGGTAAGTAGGGAGAATAAAGGATTAGATGCTGATACAAAAATATCATCCAGAAGCCTTTTAGCTTTAGGTAGAGATATAACAATAGTCATTGCCGGCTTGAAACAATTTGGTGCTTCATTAAGAACTGCTTTGAATGAAGGAGCAGAATTTGGAGTATTAAAGGACAATTTTATTGCTTTAGAAGGTGGAATAGAGCAAGCAACTGAAAAACTAAAACTCTTAAGAAATGCTTCAACTGGTAATCTTGATGATAAAGAATTAATCCAGTATTCGAATAAAATGAAGCTCTTAGGCTTCACCACAAATGAAACTGCGAAATTCTTAGATATAATTGAAGTTCAAAGTGATAAAGTAAAAGTAGGCTTTGAGCAAGGTGAAACAATATTACAAAAATATCTATTAACAGGTAGAGATAAGTCCTTAATGGAATTGGGTATCAATGTCTCAACTGTTAGTGATAAAATTAAAGAGCAAACAGGATTAACTACAAAGCAAGTTAAATTATTAGATGATGAAACACAACAAAGAATAAGATTAAATGCAATCCTTGCTCTAAATATTGGTACAACTGGAAATTTAAATGATAAAACAAGAGATAATGCTGATAAAATTAAAAGTGTTGAATCGGCTTTAAAGAATGTAACTCTTAATTATCAATACACTATCGCAAATGGAATAGTAAAATATTCAGAAGCATTAGGTATTTCAAATACTGTGATGGAAAGTGTAATAGGCAAAGTTGGATTTTTAGGTAAATCTTTAGCCGATTTAGCTCCTATTTTAGCTGCATTAAAAATTGCTTTTCCTGCTGCTTTTTCTGCTGTACTTCCTATTGTTGGTGCGGTCGCATTACAAATTGGAGGCTTAATACTCCTTGTAAAGAGCTTTATGGACTCTATTCCAGCAATGAAAAATGCAGCACAATTTATTGCTGATGTTAGAAGTGGAAAGAATATAGTAGAATCATTTGAAGAAGGAGTAGATAGATATGAAAATCAAACAGGGCAAGATACTGAAACAAAAGTATTAGACACTTACAATAAAGTAAAAGACTTCGTACAAAAACAAAAAGATGATGAGACCCAAAAGTTTGTAGATAATGTAAAGCAAAGAGTTGAAGAAATGAAACTACAAGCTGACATTAAAAAGCAAATGGATGAACTTGATAAAAAGAAGTCTCCAAAAGGGCACACACCAAAAGAAGAAAAAGTAAAAGAAAAGAATGCAGTTGATGAATTAATAAAATCAATTGAATTAGAATTAAAAACTAAAGAATTAGAAATTGGATTAAACGAAGACAATAAAATTCTTTTAAATGATTTAAAACTTCAACAGCAAGACATCTACAAAAATTCAATCGAAAAATTAAAAACAGAATTAGACACAAATATTGTTGTTGAGGAAAGAATTAAACTCACTGAAAAACTAATTGATTTAGCTAAAAAATTGGATAAGGTAGGTAAGGGAGAACAAAGAGGTGATAGACCTGACAGAACCCCCAGTGAACGCGGTAATAGACCTACACCTCAACGTGGTGGAGGTAATAGAGGTAGTAGAGGCAACGAAGTTGAAATAGAAGAAAAATCGGCACTTGATTATATAAATGAATCTATAGCAGGATTTGATGGAATGGTGAGTAAGACTCAAACTATGCTTGAAAATTTTGGATTAATGGATACTGCTACAGGTAGAATGATTAATGCTTTTTCTCAAATTGTATCAATGATTCAATCGTTAATGGATGTTGGTGGTGGCATATTTGATATTGTAACGGGTATTGCAAGTTTCTTTATTCCGGGCGCTGGTGCTATAGGAGCTATAGCAAGAGCTGACGGTGGAAGTGTAAATGCAGGCAAATTGCATTTAGTGGGTGAAAGGGGTGCTGAATTATTCATTCCTAAAGTTAACGGTTCTATTGTAAGTAATGAAAAACTTACAAATTTAATTAATTCAAATCATGGTTCTTCAATTCCAAATGTTCAGGTTTTAGTCAATACTGAGTTTGACCGAGTTAAGAGTTATGAAGTCGTTTATAATGGTAATAAAATATCTAATATGAGAGGTTCAAATAATCTTTAATGGAATATGTAATTCATAAATATACAGGAACAAATTATTTCAAGTCAACAACTCAATACGTAGATAAAATGACATTTACTGAAATCTTTGCAGACGGATTTCCATTGTTCAATTATGAAACTGAAGATATATCAGGAATTGCAATCTATAAAGGTGGTGAATTTGATTTAAAACTTAATCTATTACAGCCCAATATTTCAGTATTGGGGAAATCTATTAAAGACTTCTTCATGGGTACGAATAGAGATTATTTCTATTTGATAAATGTATTTTTTGGTTCACAAAAATTTTCTGGTGTTGCCCATGGTTCACAAATTTCGGCAGACTTTACATTTTCACAAAACAAAAATGAAATCAGAATAATATTTAAAGATATTTTACAAGAGTGGAGAGATATAAATGAAAATACCAGTCTATCCACATTACAAATAAATAATCATGATTTATTAACTTTTGAACAATATGTAATAAGACATTTTCAAGGATTAACTCATGATAGAGTGCTAATAGGAACACCATTAAACAAAACATACTTGCAGAGATTACAACCATATCTTGGACCAGGTGGTAAACCCCCCGTTTCAGCATATTTTTTGGGCGACTTCTACAATTTCATAGCAGGCAAGGATAATATTAGTCGTTGGGAAGCATGGAAGGAATTTATTAAAGGTATTGGCTGTAATTTTAAAATGCAGGTAAATGGAAATTCTGTGAATCAATTGCCTAATTTGCCCGAATATGAATTTCAGGTATTTTTTATAGAGGATTTAGAATGCGAAACACCTGCAACAATTCAGATTATTGAACATAAAGAATTTACAACAGCAAAAAGATTCAAGTGGCTTTATTTAAAATATAGAAGTTTGATATTTAGTGGTGTTGACTATTCCAGTGGAATAGTTTTTGATTCCACACAATCGTATCAATCGGATACAAATAATTCTGCTAATCAATTATATCCAAGTCTATTATTAACTTTCGATAACAAAGTTTTAGCTTATGACAATGGAGTTAATTCAGAAATAACTCTTGTAAGAGAATCCGATTTTACTGAATTAGATTTAACACAATATGCTTATGATTTTACACCGGGTATTGGCATAGGTAAATTATATCCTTTAGATGAAGCAGATGGTGGTGGAATGGCATATTCTCAATGCATGATGTGTACCGTAGCAAATGAGCCACCTCCAACATCAAACATAGATTTTTACTATCATATTCCAGTCAACAAATATGCAATTGTAAATTATAAACGATATTTGAATGGACTACAAAAAGCAAAACAGTTTAAAGTTGTATTCAATGAGTCAACAAATTTGAAATTATGGAAGACAATTAAAGTCAATGATGGCAATGGTGAAGAATTGTATTATATAAGCGCAATTAGAGATATAGATTTGAGAAATGAAACTGCTGAAATTGAATGTATAAAACTTAAAAGATTAAGCACAAGAGAATAATAAGATTACATTTTCCTTTACAAATAAATTAAATGGCAACAAAATACGTTAATGGAGTTGGTAAACCAAGATTTGAGATTAGGAATGTAGGTAGCCCCAACGCTATTGAATTAATAGATTTACCGATGACATTACAGCCAAACGGATTAAAAGAGGAATGGTGGCAACAAACATTACGTGCTACGGTAATATCTCCATCGCTTTTAAATTATACTCAAAGAAAATTAGTAAGGAATTTGGGTTGGAATGTTTTTTTCTCGTTTGACTATGAAGCTTGGATGGTCAAAGAAAATATTATGTTGCTAAAAAAACTTCTTGATTACTCAGGATTTGGTTATGAAATATGGTTAATCCCAAGAGTTGATTATTTATCAAGAAAATTTAAAGTAATATTAACAGACGATACTACAATAACGATTCAGAATTTAGAAGGTGGAATAGAATCCGTAGGAAATAGAAGCATTACATTTTCATTTGAAAATGCTGAAATATTACCTGCTCTTGATATAAGAGACCCTGAACAAGCAGATTGGTGTTCCTCATTTCGACATCCACGAAGTATTACATTTGGTGATGGTGAAACAATATAACGTTTATGATTCATTTTAATTATAGAAATAATGGCACAAACAATAGCAATTACAGTTGACCAAATATCTGGTGGATATAAAACTCCAGTTTCTACATTATCCGCTTCTAATTTTACAGTTAGGTTAGCAAGTTCAACAGGAACAAACGTAACATTTGGATATTTTTCAAATGAGGGTAATTCGAATTATGTTTTAGGTAATTTTACAATTCCTGCTTCTTCTACTGCTCAAGGTGCTTCTGTTAATGTTGCAATCAACGGAACTTTACGCCCAGAATTAGGAACGTTTAGAGTTTATGCAGATAATGATGAACCTTGGACAGCACAAAAAACAATTGATTTAGCAGCAGCAAGATTAGATAGAGGTGTTGTTGGACAACTTGTAAATGCAGGTTGTGATACAATTTTTGGGCAAATTCAATATGATGATAGTGTGGCTGAAAGTTCAATCACTGGTATTAATCGAAAAGGTCTGATACATAGAGGATATGTTGATGATGCTTTATCGAGTGGCTTAAATGGAGCTTATTTACCTTTGAGTGGTGGAACAGTGAACGGAAATGTTACAATTAATGCTTCAAGGCTTAGCCTTGTTGCAACTGCACTAAGTGGAGAATCAGCTTCTGCTTATTTAAAGAGAGTAAGTGCTTCAAGTATGAGTGTTTATAATTATTTGGGAACATATCCTACTGGCAATCATTTCACTTATGGTTATCAAAATACAGACCAAGAGAATGTTTCTGTATTTTCAATGGGGTGCGATGATGGAGAAATACCATATATAAATTTCCACAATCGACAAATATTGAACTTCAGCGGAAACATATCAATGGCCGGTTATATGCCACTTACAGGAGGGGTATTTAGTGGTTCTGTCAGTGCTAATGGTCCCCGATTCATATTAAATAACACCCAATTTGGGAGTAAGGGAACAACAGGTGAATTTGCAAATGTGACAGCAAGTGGAATTACAGCTAACCAACGAGGATTTCATATTAAATCAAATTTAGCAGTAACTACTGTTGGTGATTTATTCAGTATTTTTTACAATGATACAAATCCTGACCCACATACACCATTTAGAGTGGGCGCGGCTCCTGATGAATCCGCGTATATTGTTTTAGATGCCTCTCTAAGTTCTAATCAGTTCACAACTTCAGACCCTGATAGTGGAGGTGATATAGGTGAACTTTCAACAGAAGTTTATGGAGATGGAACGTTTACATTGACTCAACCTGATAAGTGGTTCATAATAAAAGAAAATGGTGCTGAATATAGAATCCCAGCTTATTTAAAAACATAATTCAATTTTCTTAAATAGTTCTCTTATATTTCATTATACATGAGGAAAACATTGTTTGAGA